AAGGAGCAGACGAAGGAGTTTCAAAAGCTTGTATGCGACCTATAACACTACTCTCATAATATGGAATATTATTATCCTTTAAGAACTCAACAAATTTAGCGCGCTTACCATAATGCATGTGCGGTTCTAATTTATCTCTGCTATCTCTATATTTTCTATCAAGTTCCTTATACTCATCCTTAATATCATCTGGGATTTTAGCAACATCACGTTTATTTACTGTAACAACTGGATGTTTTGCAATAGCAAGAGCTTTTCTTAAATTTTGTATATTAGATTTTTTTACTGAGCCTACTCTGCTTTCTTCCTCAATCGCCTTAACTCGTCTATTAAGCACAGTTATCATAGTTTGATTTGTTAATTGTGCCACTGTTCTATTAACCTCATCTATTAAAGCTTCAGTATCTTGTGGTATCATTAAGTCCATCCCTAATGTTTCTGCTGTTGGTGGTCTTGCACCTAATTGTTTATGAGTAACAATCAATACATCTATTTCATCATCTTCAGCGAATCTACCTTCTCGTTGTTCAAATTCTTCAGCATCTTTTACAATATCATCCCTTTCTTCAACAGGTATTCCAGCAAGTCTAGCACGATTTCTAACCCTTGTCCTATATTTTCTATATTCTACATTTGAATCTTGTTGTGAAAGTGCTGGTGGTGCTGGAAGTTCTGGTATTTGTCCTGTTATTGGTGGTGGTGCTAATCCTGATGTTGGTGGTGTTGGTTGCGTTCCTAATTCAGGAGGAGAGCCTAAAGATTGACGAGGGGGACGAGGGGCGCGACTAGGAGGTAAAGGAGGCGGTGAAGGTGTGAAAGCCAGACCTGGAGGGGGTTCTGCTGGTTCTGCTGGTTCTGCTGGTGGAGGTAATAATGTTTCATCTGGTGCTAGTGCATCTATTGGTTCTTCTGTTGTTGGAGCTTCATCTGGTGCTTCATCATCATCATCATCACCACCATCAAATATTGGTGGAGGATCATAATCTTGTCCACGAACTCTCTTTTCTTCACGTATTAATTTATCCATAAAACTATAGAATTTATATGAGGCTCTTCGCAGTAAATCTACTGATGAGGTGAAATCTGTCCAAACACTTAGTTCAACATAATTGACATTAGGACGCAATTTATTATATGATGCGTTAATTTTTCGTAATGTATTATTTACACTTATAAGCTCTTTTGCAGTTTTTTTTATTTCAATAGCTTGTTGTGGTCTATCAAGCATGTCTATAATAGTTGTATCAGTTCTAATATAAGAATCTAATGTATCAATAGACTTAATAGCTAAATATATATTATCAGTAAGATTTGCTATTTCTAATGTTGCACGTCCATTGGTTGGGTCTTTTTGAGGATACTCAGTAAGGCGTTCATGTGTAGAATCCATATAACCAATAACACGACGCTTTGCACTATTAAGTTCTCCTTCTGTTGTTTCATCATATCCATAGCTTGGTATTTGAGGCATATTATATAATATTATTATATAAAAAAAAAATGAATTTTTCAAGGCGCTCAAAGGGGAGCGCACCCCCTAAATTAACTACTTAACAAAGTTGCGCGTGTGGGACGCTTCCCACTAAACTAATAATTAGGCGGTGCGCTGGCCTTTCAGCGCCAACCTTGAAAAAATTATTTATTTATTTTATTATATAAATATATATAACAAATGGCTGCTCGCAACTACAATCCGAATTCGTTTGCTATTTCACAGAAAGTAGAAGATGTTATTGAACACTACAATAATATGAAAAATCCCTCTGGACAACCACTTATTTTTCACCAAGCACTACCACCTGTAGTTCGTAATAGAGAACACGGACATTTCTCTGATGTTCGTCTTGTTGGTGGATCACGACGAATGTTAGCACTAGATTCATCCCAACCTATGATGCGTCCACCTGGTATGGTTGATGGTCATCAAGCTAAGTCAGGAAAATATGTAATGAATGGAAATTCTGCAACTTATCCTGTTTATAATGCTGTTGAACAAAAATCCATTGATAGGTCTAAAACTAGAGGTAAAGCAGCACAACTTGAAGGAGAGGGTGTATGGGAGGATATGAATGCATGGGGAAAGAGGAATGAACAAAGAGCTATTGCCCTATCAAAAGATCCGCGCGTTTTAGCAATTGTTAATGACCCCAAAGTTCAAGACCAAGCTAAAAAACTTGGTGTGCAAGCTGTTGACCTTGCTAAAGCTCAATTAACCAAGAAAGGAAGTGGTCGTGGTCGTGGTCGTGGTCGCCCTCGCAAACATTCTATGGAAGGTGAGGGTATTTGGGAAGACATGAATGCGTGGGGCAAACAAAATGAATATAATTTTAATAAATTCGGTCGTGATACAGAAGCCGCATTTAGAAATGCTGGTGTTCAAATGAATGCTTGGGGAAAAAGAAATGAAGAACGTGTCAAGCAAGCTCTTGCTGACCCACGTGTAATGGCGGTGCTAAATGATCCAGCCGTCCAAAAACTAGGAAAACAGGCAGTTAAAATGGCTGTAAGCTATATTCCTGTTGTAGGACCTGGTGCTGCTCAAGTTCTTGGTATGCTTGGCTTCGGTAAAGTACCAGGTCAGCGTGGTCGCCCCCGCAAAATTACTATGGAAGGAGAAGGTATTTGGGAAGACATGAATGCGTGGGGAAAACAAAATGAATATAATTTTAATAAATTCGGTCGTGATACAGAAGCCGCCTTCAGAAATGCTGGTGTTCAAATGAATGCATGGGGAAAAAGAAACGAAGAACGTGTTAGACAGGCTCTTGCTGATCCACGTGTAATGGCTGTGCTAAATGATCCAGCCGTCCAGAAACTTGGAAAACAGGCAGTTAAAATGGCTGTAAGCTATATTCCTGTTGTCGGACCTGGTGCTGCGCAAGTTCTTGGTATGCTTGGCTTCGGTAAAGCACAGAATGCTCGTGCTGCCATTGTCAGACAAATTATGCAGGAAAAAGGTCTTAAACTAACCGAAGCATCCAAATATGTCAAAGATCATAATCTATATAAGAAGTGAGGGAACTACGTTCCCTCATACTCCCTCCTTTAACGAAGTTCCGTGTGCGCTTCGGTAAGCGCCTTTAAGCTGTGTCTTTAATATAGTTATTTTTAGCAACATCTACACTTGTACCCATTGCGTTTGTATCAGCTTTTAGGTCTTCCATAACCTTAGAATATTTATCACTCAAATATAACTTTCTAAGCATACTAGCCCCTACTTTAGCATCAAATATTTTATTTAGAATTCTCGTAATAGAGTTGATCTGTATAAATGGACTTCCTTCATAATCTGTAATAAAATCATTTGTGCTAACTTTTGGCTTGAGCTTTAAGTATAATTTTAAAATATCAAATAGGTCTTCTGGAATTTCTTGAACTTGCTGTTTATAAGCGCCTTGTGTCTTATATTTATTAAAAATAAATTTTTTGTTTTGTAAGTCTAAATAGTTAATTTCATTTGGGAGTTCAGGATTATAAGAATTTACTACTCTCATAAACTGATAATCTTGATTACGACGAGGTGGAATTTTAGTATATAGGCTTAAAACAACACATTCTAATAAACGATTATATTGATCTTCACTAATCTTGCGCTTTTTAATAAGTTCAGGAAGTATGGCTTCACATTTGCTAATAACTTCTGCTTTCTTTTCAGGAGTTAACCAATTATCTTTTTCTGTGTCTGTCTTCGCTGTTTGGTCTTTAAGTTCGGTATTATATTTATCTAATAGTGCTGAATAGTCCTTATAAGCACGTGCATATTTTTTAGGGTTATTTTTGGATAAATCACCCATCAATGAAGTAATAGCAATTAAATAGTTCCTTTGAGTATTTGGTTTATAGTCCTTAATTTTATCAATAATAGTTGGAATATCAGTAAGAAACTTGAAAGTTAATACAGGTTTTCCATCATTTAATTTCATAAAGTTAGCATTATATAATTTCATGGAACTCGGGGCTAATTTCTTATTTTCTAAAATTGTTTCAAGCGTTGGGTCTTTTGTCATATTTATTTTATATAATCTAATTATAAAATAAATTTTTTAATTTTCCAAATTAAGATTTTATTAATATTATATTATTTAAATTGATTTAAAATATAAAAACAAAAGAATAAAAGAATAAAAGAATGCCTGATTATCAACAAGGAAAAATATATAAATTATGGTCTCCATCAACAAATTTAGTTTATTATGGTTCAACAGTTCAATCACTCTCTCAAAGATTAGGAAAACATATATATAGTTATAAAAAATATAATGAAGATAATACAAAAAAATATTTATCTTCATTTTTAGTATTAGAATGTGAAGATTATAAAATAGAATTAGTAGAAGAATATCCATGTAATAATAATCAACAATTATTAAGAAAAGAAGGCGAATATCAAAAAAATAACATATGTATTAATAAAAACATTAATTATACTACAATAAACAAATGCGATGAAGCTAAAACACATTATGAACAAAATAAAGAAGAAATAATTAAAAGAGTTAAGGAATATCAAAAAAAAAATGCTGATAAAATTAAAGAAAGAGTAAAAAAATATTATGAAAATAATCCAGATAAACAAAAAGAAAAGTTTAAAAAATATCGCGAAGCTAATGCTGATAAAATTAAAGAACAAAAAAGACAATATTATTTAAAACAAAAAGAACTTAAAAAAGAAAAAATAGAAGAAGTTGAGCTTCCTGCTTAATGTAATAATTTGTATTCTTCATTTTTTCCACTTATAACATATTTAGGGTCATTACCAGAATATCCTAAACTTCCTCCACACATTCCTGAACCAGCTAAAGGAGCAGTAGGCGGCTCTACTTCAGCTTCTACTACTACTGGTTGTTCACCCATAGAGGCTGTATTGGCTATATTTGCTTCTGTATTATCAGAGTTCATGATTTCATCTAAATAAGTATATTTGGCTTTTAGTTTATTTCGTTCCTCCCTAATTACTTTCTTTTTTTCTTCATCTTCTAAACCTTCTTCTATTTTTTTTAGTTGTGCTTCACGTTTTAATGATGCGGTATATTCCCTTGTTGGAATACCATATTCTCTTGCTTTTGCTTGGCGTTGTTTAGTAGCTTTATTATATTCTTGTGCTTGTGTAAAGCCAGACGGCTTATCCCGCTCTCGTTGCCTTCGTGCTGCCTCTCGCGCTCGTTCTTTGCGGATTTCTTCTTTTGTACGCTGTGCAGGTTCAGGGTCAGGGATCATGGCTTTTAATATTACTTTAAAATCTTCTTGTTGTTTATCATCAATGATTTTATTATAAGTGCGTTGTCTATTAACGGCTGCTCTAATATTTGCCCTTTCATTTGTAAGGCTTGATGGTGGAATTATTACTGGTGCGGGTTTATTAGCATCAGGGGTTTTCTTGGAGTAACCCTTTTTCCGTGGGATGCGTCCCACACGCGCTCTTGATTTAGGTTTTTCTGCGTCTTTTTCTAAAAGGCGCTCTAACTCATCTCGGTCTTCTTCTAATGTTGCAGTTTTCTTCTTATTGGCTGCCGTTGGCTTCTTTCCACTTAGCTCAGCCAATAGCTTTTTAACAGCTTCCAAAAGCTCTTTATTATAAGCATCACTTCCAACACGTGTTTCATCAGCCATAATTTTTAACCATTTAATAGACTTAGGAATAAAATATGACACATCAGCATGTCCTTTATTTGCTTTTGCAGATTTTAACCTCTCCTTAAGACGAGCTATTTTTTCTTCTATTTTATCTTGTGACATAGTTGGGCTTTCATATTTATAGCCTTTCTTAATCTTACGAAGACGGGCTTGTTCTGTTGCTATTAGGCGTTTAATACCTTCAACAGAGGATATAACGGGGAGAGTACCTGAACCTGATGCTCCTGATGAAGATGAAGATGCTCCTGATGAAGATGAAGAAGGTTTTCCACTATATTTTTTGCGCTGTGGAGAGTGGAAGGTCTGGCGAGGGCGTCTGGGTTGTATTGGTATTGGTGGTGGTGGTGGAACAGGTGCTGGTTCTGGATGAATTTGAACTGGTCTATCTGGGGGATATTGTGGAAATACTACTTGAATATCATGTGGTGCTACTTTATTTTTTGAGCTTCCTATTCCACTTCCAGATGCTCCTTCTCCTACTTTGCGTGGGCGACCTCGTTTTCTTCCGCTTCCTTCTCCTACTACAGATGTTGTTGAAGATGCCGATGAAGATGAAGGACGAGAAGGAAGACTTGGTAATGGATTTCCTTTATACATTTCAAGTAAGCTTTCTATTGAACCTGTTTTTTTTATTAGGTTTCGTATATCAGCTATTTGCCTAATTATTGCCTTCCGATCTTCGGCACTTACTTTGCTCTTCAAATCTTCTACCATAGCATCTATCTCTTGTGGTGTAAGAGGTTGTTTAAGCGGTTGAGGTTGAAGAGAGGTAAGAATTGCTGGTGGTCGTGTTCCTTGATATATCATCATTAAATCATCTCCTGTAGGTGCTTTACCTGTTTTTTTAATATATTCTCGTGCTAATCCTATATAATATTCAAGTTGATTCCTACGAACAGGAGTTTTTGTTCTTGTCACCAGTCTATTTAATATTAATTCTACTTCTTCATCTGTAAGAGGAGAAGGAGGGGGAGGAGGTAGTTTAGGTTGAAAAGGAACAGGACGAGGGCGACGAGGAGGAAGATGGGGATAAGCAGAAGGACCAATCTCATAAGGACCGCCGAGAAGAGGACCTTTATTAGCCATAATTTCACTATGGGTAGGTATGTTGTCTCCTTTACCGATTTTTCTTGGTCTCCCTCTTTTGCGCCCCTTCCCTATATACTGGTCTCCTACTTTATTAATCTCAGCAGTTTGATGCGCCGCATTAAAATCAAATGGATTTTTTGTTCCTGAAATATTAACTATAGCATTATTTCTTCGTTGTAATGGAGCTAATAAACTTACAATATCATTTCCTACACGCACATCAGTTTGATTAGCATCATTTTGTCTACCTATATCATGAAAGCCAGAAGCCTTATTATATGTGATATTTTCCTTAATAGGAAACTCTTTTTGAAGCTCTTGTAAATAAAGTCCCGCACGGCTATGACCGATTGCGGTGATATTAGATGCGCCATATTTATCAATAGCCCGTTTATGTCTATCACGATGTAAATTATATGTTTTTGTTCCTTTAACTTTTCCACGAAACATGTATGAAGCATTGTCCATCCAATCATCAAGCCCCACAGATCCGCGATGAGTAACTACTATGTCTTTATCATTAGAACCATTTTTAGCATACACTTTCACACGTGAATCTGATAGGGGTGCGTCTATACTCCAGCCTGCAGGTGCTATTGATGTATTTCCACGATAGGAAAGGTCAATAAATTCCTTTAGTAATGGCGCACTCATACCTGAGCCAGTAAGCGGACCTGTATCTAATTGAGTAATAGGACGACCAGAACCAGAACGACGATGATTAATTCGCGCTAACATATCTTCACGTGCTTTTTTACGCACTTCAGCATCTATTTTTCTAGCATTTTCATACTCAATTTGCTCACTTTGATAAGCAGGAGAGGCTATATCAGTTTGAAATACATCAGTTGGGTCTTGTAATCCAGGTGGTTGCAAACTTGCACTTGATGGTGGACGCATAGTGGGGGCTTGTCCTGTTACATATAATCCAATTTGATGTCCCAGACGATACATCCCACCTTCTTTGGTTTTTTTAGGTTTCTTAGGCTTCTTAATACGAGGCATTATTATGTATTACTAACAGATAATAATATTTAGTATTTTTCAAGTGGGCTCTTGCGCCCACACGGCGCATAAAGGGTGTATGAGGGATTAATCCCTCTATAGTTTGAGCTTTGCTTCATTAAATAAATAGTGTAATAAATCTTGAGGAATTGAGTATCTGTCATTTAAAGTTGTTTTGTCTGCTGTCTCCCATTTCTTTTTCTGCATAATTACTTTGCTTGATATTCCCATTCCAAATTGATGCCTTCTTCCACAATTACATATTTTATCCTTAAGATCTAAATTAGTCCATAACCGAGTTGGTTTTTTATAGTTATAACCAAAAGCACAATAATCAAATCTAAAACTTTTTATAAGTTTCATTTCAGGTATATCCCTCATAGCACTATAATAAGGATTTTCTATAAAAAAAACTTTTGGTTGAAAATATTCAATAATTTCTAATACTTTTAATGGAAAGCACCAATTTTCTATTCTTGCATTATCTAAATCGCTTCTTGTCTTCCATTTTTTTCCTATATGAGTGTACTGAAGATTACTAAATATTTTACATTCAGGAGATGCCCATATAATATCAAAATAATTTTTATTATATGTTTTATAGTCCCATGTTAATATATCACTTGTTATAGTGGGGTTGTATTTACTTAATATATCTAAACTTATTACTTCATAATCAGGGTTTGTTTCTTTTAAATAATTTGTTATTGAACCTGTCCCTTTAAATAATTCTAATACTCTAACCATTTATATTATATTATATTATAATTTTAATATTAAATCAATATCGTGGTTTAGTGGTTTATTACTTTCTATTTTATTAATAAAAGCATAGATTCTGCTATATGCCCATTCTTCAGGTGACTTTATATGTTTTCTAACTGATGAAGGGTTTGTAGAGTATGCACCTACTCCTCTATCAAATACAATATCAAGTACTTTAATTGGTATTTTAGTAATTTTTGATAGCTCGGCTTTAGAGTGCGGTTCATCTTTATTAAATCCGTGTCTTTTATTGAATTGTTGTTTATGTGTTAAAGTCATTATATAGTATATTCTTATAAAAGTATATTAACTATTTTCAATTTTTTTATATATTGTAGTATTATAAATGCCTCAAGCTTCAAAAATGAATGAACAAAGTAATGTCATATGTAAAACCTTTTTGAGAGATTTTGTATATGAAACTCATTTAAAAAATGGCACAGAATTAGAATGCTCTATATGTATGGATAAAATAGACTGTAAGCATTGTTATGCGTTGCTTTCATGTGGGCATGGATTTCATAGCTTTTGTTTAATGAGAATAAATAAGTGTCCAATATGCAGGAATTAGTCGGTTGTTACTAAATCAACTCTTCCACTTGCTAATGGTGTTAATACAATATCTTCGGTTGCGTTTAATTCTATTGGTAATAATTTATCGCCTTTAACCTTACATAGGGTTGCTGAGCTTTCAATTAATTTTGTATAAGTATTATATGACTTTTCAAGGTAATCTTTAGCAGGTAATGGACGGTGATTCCTATCTAAACTTATAGTTTTAAAAATGTCTATTGATAATAAATAATAGTCCCTTTGAGAGATTAAGTCGGCTTCTAATCTTGATTGAATACCAAAAAAAAGCTCAATAGACCCTATTATACCGCACGATAAAGCTATTAAAGAATTTGTTAAACTGATTGTGCCTTGATCAGCATAAGGCTGTAATCCAACAGCTATAATTGAATTAAATCCATTTAATATAATTAAAGGTAGTCTGTAGTATTTAAGAGTAGACTTCAATTCAAAGTAACGTTGTTTATGTAACTTTGAGAGAATAATACAATTTAACCGTATATTATTTAAAATGGCATCAATATCATCAGACCAGTCATTAGTAGCCATTTATATTATAGTTAGAAAATTATAATATAAATTTGTTAAAGGCGCTTACCGAAGCGCACACGGAACTTCGTTAAGTAGTTAATCATTAACTTCTAAAAGGTGGTGCGCTGACCTTTCAGCGCCTTTAAGTTCATTTGTTAATATATCTACCATGAATTATGTAGTGATAGATAATTTTAATATATGTTGAATAATATTCGGAGTTATGCTGGTAGTCATTGGGGTTTAACTTCTTAATCTGACCTAAGTGAATTTTTATCCTTCTAATTAGTAGTTTTGTTTGCATAAATAGTTTGACGCGGTCTTCATCATTAGGTATAAGTAATTTATGAGTTTTAAAGTAGTTAAATATTTCTAATGATAATTCAATTACTTTGAGTTTAGTAGTTAATGCGACATGTAAGCCGAAATTAGTGTCTTCATTGACTGATGACTTTCTTAATAATGTTTCATCTTGCTCTGCTAATAGATTGCTGTGAATACGTTTCACTTTCCAAATATCTGGCTTATCTACTAGAGCCATTACTGTAATAAATAGAAGTTAATCCTTTAAGTAGTTTTCAATTTTTATTTTGCAAAATTGATTTGTAGTTTATAAATTTTATTTTATTGAAAAGATGACGGACGATGAACGTGAGGCTAGTTATAAACGTGAAGAATTAAGTAAAAAATGGGTTGAGTTGGTTGGTTTTGAGGATGAATATTTTATTCAAGAGTTTAATGGACTTTGTGTTAAAAAAAAAAGTTATAATGATAGTCCTGATAATGTTCATTGTGGTAGTCATAAGTATGTTACTACTTATAGAGATCGCGATGGTTGGGAAAAATGGCGATTAAAAAAAAATGGAGTTGTTAGTCATCATTATGTTGCAGTATTATTAGCAAAAACATTCTTACCGAATCCTAATAATTATAAATATGTTCAATGGGAATATAAACGTGCTTGGTTCTATATTGATGAAATTTCATGGGTTGAGTTTAAGACACCTAATTCTCGTCAAGCAATTTTTGACTAATAGGAGTTAATTCAATACCGCAATCACGCATGGATAGTTTCATAGACAGTCCTAATATGTATAGTTTATTGCGTTTTACTTTAGCAATAGCGGTTTTGAACTTAAAGTCTGCTAGTACCATTTTAAATAATTGATATGGTAAGTTAGAACAAGAGCTAAAATGATAAGATGCATAATATGCTGAATATGTATCAAATATGTATTTCCAATTTTTTTTTATAATAGCACTGTGAAAATTATCTGTAAGGTATTGAACACGGAACTGTAGATCGTCACTATTGTCATAGTCTTCTTGCGCACGTCTTATATGTTTTGTTGTGAATCGGATCATTTCAAATCGTTCTTCCCAGCCTATGGAGTTTATTTGTTCTTCTGTGAAAAGGTTTTTTTCAGAACCGAATATTAAACATCCTTCAACTTCATCAGCTATATATAGGTCATAGAACTGACACCAAAAACTTTTTTGCTTATTAAATCTGGGGTGTGTTTTCCATACTTCATAATATTTATTAAGAATAATTTTATCAACTAGTGCATCAATATTTGTAGTCATAGTTGTTAATATAATAGAAGTTAATCCTTTAAGTAGTTTTCAATTTTTATTTTGCAAAATTGATTTGTAGTTAAACTAATTATTATAATTGTATTATGATGGAAGGTTATGTTTGTTTAAAAAATTTTGAAGATTTATATATTATTAGTGAATTTGGTATTGTTAGAAAAAAGAAAACTTTAAAAATTTTAAGTAGTAGATCCGTTGATGCCCGAGAATGTGTTAGTTTAACTAAAAATGGTGTTAGCAAATCTTATCCTTTGCATAAATTAATTGCTCAAACTTTTATACCTAATCCTGATGAGTTACCATTGGTTCTTCATATTAATAGAGATAGATTTGATAATAGAATTGAAAATTTAAAATGGGTTTCAAGAAAAGATTATTATCCCCCTAATGCGTGTTCTTCATATTTTTGGTAATGGGAATTCAATTTTATTTATTTAGGTGTGAATAAGGTGTGAATAAGGTGTGAATAGTAGTTAATCGTATTAACTTCTTCGGCTTTAAGTTCATTTGCTATTATAAATTTTTTGGTTGTTTATAGTCTTCTTTACAAGAAGCAAGAAAATTATAGAAGGTAATTAAGGAATTAAAGCCCTAAAAAGAAATTTCTAAATTAGGAAGGTGAAAAATGACAAAATGACAAAATGACAATTTGGTCCGCTCCAGAAAAAGTCCTCCCCTGGAAGCCCTATAGGAAAAGTTTATCAACTTCGGACCAAATTGTCATTTTGTCATTTTGCAATATTATATATATTAAAAATGAACTTAAAGCCGAAGAAGTTAATGCGATTAACTACTATTCACACCTTTTTCACACCTTTACTCATCATCATCACCAGCAATAAGCTGATAACCCCAAATGGATTGCTTTGTAATCTGCTTCTTATATCTATACTCGTTTCTATCAATAAAATGATTTTTCAATAACATATGACCCTTTATCATCTCAATAAATTTCTTACAAGTCATTGTCCTCATATCAGCTTTGGTCATCTTCCTTTCATTCATTTCCAAATATTTAGCATGTAAATCCTTAATAGAAATTAAATTTATTTCTTCATCTGTTGTTTCTTCATATACATCAAGAAACCAATTAGCAAAATCATCCTTATCAAGTAAATAGTCTGCACCCAGTTTCTTACAAGCAGGAGGAATATATAAATCATTAGTTGTATACTCAGTAATCAAGTAGTCAAACAAAGCACAATAATACTCATTTTTAAACGTTTCTTCTTTATACAATGGATTCTTCAATTTATATTTAGTTGGGTCACTGTCAATCAATTCTTTATCATCAGTAAATGTAATATCAAAAGGGATAATAATCATACGATCTAAAATAGCAGTGTCCTTCTTACCACTTATTTCGGGCTTTGTATTACATTCCATCACAAAAGTCCCCATAATTTTCGTAATATCATCTTTCTCATATAAACCTCGTGCTTTATGTGTTTCATTACCTGTTAATGCTTTAATATTAGAACATCTTAACTTTTCCGCGTGTCCTTCTTCAGGCTCACTTGCAACAATTAACCTCTTTTTATGAAGACTTCTTAATTCTGTATTAGCCCCAGATTTGATTTCTTTAGTTAATAATGATAAATGAAGCGTACCCATATAATCACCCAATAAATACGCCATTAACTCATTAATAAGACCTTTTCCATTTCTGCCTCCACCAGTAGCAATAATAAAGTATTCATGACGAATACCAGTTAATCCACTTCGTAATATACTTGTATACGCTTTTCTAATAGTTTCATTAGGAAATATGCCTTCAATTAAATCTCTCATTTTGGTTTTTTGCTCTTGTGTGGGTTCTTTATAATCCTTATTACAAGTTGTTAATATATAGTCAAGTTTAGAAGGAACAAACCACTTGTTAGTCTTCAAATCATAACTTTTATTAGTGAATGAGAACACATAACGATTAGCATCAAAAATGTCTTCTTCTTTTGCAGTGGCTTTAAGTTCATTAAATATTAATTGATAAACATTCTTATTATTTTTATTACCATAATTATGGTTTAATTTAGAAACTGTAGCCAATCTCTCACTTATTGTCTTATTTTCAGGATCTTTTCTAAGTTGATCAAATAAATTTCCAATCATCACCATATACATATTTTTAACAGCATCAAATAGCATCTTTTGGATAATAGAACCGCCATCATCTTCTACCCAGTTATCATTATAATAAACAAACAGATTTAACTTCTTTTTAATAGCAATAATAGAATCTGCATTAATATTAATAAAATAGTCTTTCAGTAATCCTTCATCAAACACGTCTAAACCATTAAGATATTTATCAATATATATTAACTCATAAGCTTTTGGATTACTTAATTTTGCGTAATAATTTAGGGTTGCTTGTTTAACTAACTTAGTACCCTCATAAACGTCACGATACCATAATTTCATAAATGCTTCTTCATCAAACTTTTTTGATTTCTTGCTAATTTCCATAGCAAATTGTTGGCTGTAATTTTCATTACGCATTGCCCATATAATTTTAGTCCAACTTGTATAATCATCAATATATTTAACACTAATTAAATTAACAATTTTCTCATTGGTATTAGAACAAATAATAGGATCATTAATCGGTTGGTCTTCTTCTTCGGAAGTAGTAGAACTGCAACTTGCTGTATTTTCTGTATCCCAGTCGTCAAATATATTACTAGCATTAGCATTTATTACTTCAGTATCAGTTTTAGCATAAGACCAAGCATTATTATACAGTATATCGTGAGCGCAAATAGTTCCATCATCAAATTTCATAGCATTATTGTTTTGTTTTCCATGAACCCAATTAGTCTTAATGAAGTAATGGGGCATTTTTTTAGTTGCTGATAAGAAGTAAGGTAGATCCTTAAATTTATCACAAAGTTTGCTATTCCAATATTGACCTGTTGTATCGTCTATATCTAATTGTTGAGTTTCACTGCAATCTATACCAATCCAAGGCGTTTCATTACCATATTTTTCGCAAAATCCAAAACATTCTTCTAAACTTAGATTCTTAAAATTTCCGATATTAAAATTAAAGTGTCCATCACTAAACTTGCTTTCATCGCCATGAACAGTATAATTTAGAAATATTTTCTTACCATTAACTATCTCTAATTTAATGGGAAGGCATTTAATTTTATTAAGTTTGCAGTATTCTAAAACTAGCATTTTATATACACTAATATTATATTTTATTTTTAAGTCAATTTTTTTTAACATATATTAAATACTATTCAATAAACTTCTAAACATATTAACAAAATAATTAAAATTAAACTACTTAAAAACAATATAATATATAGGTATAGTATAGAACAAATGTCGGAAGCTTTAGAGCCAATTATTGAACCTAATAATGCTAAAATCCCTAAAAAGAAAGGCAGACCATTAAAAACCCCGTTAGCTACTGACTATGTTCCAAAGCCAGTTGGACGCCCTAAAAAGACACCAGAAGAAATTAAACAATATCACAGGGACTATTATCAAGCAAATAAGGAGCGGATCATGCAAAAACGTGTTGAATACCGAAATACACCAAATTATAAAGCAGTACGTCATATGCAAAATGAACGGTATAAACAACGGCAAGCACAAAAGCCAAGAGTATGTCTTATCAATTTAAATGCTTTAGAAGTTAATTAGGCATATTTTAAAATTAAATAAAAATATAATATATATATTATATATATTATAAATGGATGCGCCCTTAGAAGAAAAGAAGGAGAAGTCTAAAGAATACAATAAAGCATATTATGATAAAAATAGAAAGGAAATACTTAGACAAAAAAAAGAACAACGTGAAAAAGCAATTGATAATACAGCCAAAGAGGAATTGAAAGCATGGGTTGAAGCCTTTTGGAAGAAAAAAGACCCGTGGAATCCGTTTTCAGAAGATTAATCATCATCATCATTATTTAACATAAATGCTTGTTTCTCTCCGATAACTATCATGGGATAAGATTTTATGATAGTTACCCATCTACTTTCTAAACGTTTTAACTTCTTAATTTGTTGTTTGTCTAAACCTAAATAATTGTCCAATAAATATTTCATTGCTCGTCCTCCAAGTGTTTTAGGAAAGATTGTGATAGAATGAGCCTCTGATAAAATATGTTTAGTTTCCATACCTGCATTAGCAATATGAGAGGTATAAATCATAGACGTGTTCGTATGCCTACCAGTGTCAAGCACTAAATCTAATATACTTTTAATTTTTGCTTTCAAAACTTTAGAGCTAATACAATCACAATCATCCATAACAAGAAGACAGTTTTTAAAATCATTAATAGTAAACTGCTCTTTGATAAATGCTTCATCTAATCTAAACCTTTTTAAGCCTTTAATCTTATCAATTGCACTCCCATCGGGTTCAACTGATGAAAGTAAATACAAATCATTTTTAGGATACATTTTCTTATACTCATTAACATAGTTCATAGTATAATAAGACTTACCACTACCCGAAGCACCAGTAATATATAATATTTGCCGTTCTGATTTCTTATTAGGAATTTGTTGAATAGTCTCTGCTGGTAAGCATTTATACTCGGATATAACCTCTCGCACACTTTTATTATTAGAGTCTACGCTAATGATCTTATTTTTTTTAGGATTTTTATCAAAAACAACTTTAACTAATGGCGCACCAACATCTTCAAAGTTCATTCTTATAATATATTATATTATATTTTAAAACTCTCAAATTTTCAAAAACTGAAGGAACCAAGGTTCCCTCATACTCCCTCCTTTAAAATATTTTCCAAGAAAAGCGCCTAAACTTATTTTCTAATATTATTATATAAATGCAGTTGCGAGTATGCGGCGCTCCGCATATTAAACTCATTAATATTGTCAAGTCATGGAAACCAGACAAAAAATTTGTAGCGCTATTTGAAGTAGATGGACGGTCTCGTAATGTGCATTTTGGGTCTGCAACTTCACAAACTTATGTAGAGGGAGCAGATGAAAAAAAAAGAAACGCCTATATTAAGAGGCATTCAGCACTTAATGAAGATTGGGATAATCCAATAACACCAGGATCATTATCAAAACACATTTTATGGTCTGAACCAGACATCAATGATGCTATTAAAGCCTATAGGAAACGATTTAACCTTTAGCGCTGAAAGGTCAGCGCACCACCTATTTAACGTAGTGCGCGTATGGGACGCTTCCCATATTTGAAATTTTTATATTTTTATAATATTATTATATATTATAATAATGTCCCAAGTTAATGCATTTGCTAAAGCACAAAATCCTGACTTTGTATATTTAGACCTTCAACAGTCTAATGTGTATAATAATACAAAAGGCGAACCTGTTGATGTGGCTTTTATTGAAACTCGTGATAGCCCTGTTATTGCTAATACTGGTGAATATCATATGAGCGTAACCCGTTTTCAAATTGATAGTTATAACCTACCAACTCTAGTTGTTGAACCTGACTTAACACAGTCAAATGTTAATCAAACAGTTTATAAAGTTGCTATTATGACATCAAATGGTTCTACCGCTATCCCAGTGCTTGATGCTAATAAAAATAAAGCTTCTGTTGTTAATGTCACATGGGTACCAAATCCGATATATACACCCCCCATTATGTCATTACTAACTGGAAAAAATACAGTAGAAAATCCATATTATTGGTGTAATAGCTACCATTATTTTATAGATCTTGTTAATACTGCTTTACAATCGGCATCAATAGCTAACTATAATTATTTATTTACAAATTATGTCACTAATGCTAGTAGTGCTGTTAAAGGTGAATTTTATGATGCCGCATATAAGTCCTTTCCAACTCCTCCATTTTTAGATTGGGATACCGATACTTTAAAAGCCAAGTTATATGTAAATCATTTGTATAATGATTTTGGGGCGTCAAATTGGGCTGTTAGACCAGTTACTTGGGTAAATAATGTAGGAACACTTGGTACACCTCTTCCTTTACATTTTAAAATAGCCCTAAATCCAGCGTTATATGCATTATTTAATAGTTTTCCAGCAACAGAAACACTATTAACAACTACCACAGGAACAGTAGAAAAGTTCTATGTGTTAAATATAAACTCTAGAGGATATCCAATAATAACACCATCTCCAACTATACAGAAGACTTTATTTAGCTCATACAATTTTGGTCCGACTTTAACTAATAACACATATACTCTTGATCCATCAACAAACACAACCTATTCTTACAGTAATCAGTTTCTTGAAATCTCTCAAGAACTAAGCACAATAGATACATGGAGTCCTGTTAATGGAATTGTTTTCACTACTAATACACTTCCTATTGTAACAAATCAGTATAGTTCTAATAGTGTAATAAATGATAACCGTCCTTCCTTTGAAACTGGTGCGCAATACGCCTTAATTATTACCGACTTGCAAACCAATGAACAAGGCTATAAGCCAAATCTCCTATATACTCCAACAGCCGAATATCGCAGAATTGACATGACAGGTAACAGGGGATTGACTAATATTGATATACGAGTATTTTGGAGAGCTAAAACAGGACAACTCATTCCATTTAAACTAAGCTCGGGTATTAGTGCATCTATTAAAATCTTATTCCAGAAAAAAATATTAGGTGAAAAACAACAACTTCAAATGGCTCAAACAATGAGGGAACTAGACTTGGAATAGAAGTTAATCAATATTAACTACTAAACGCAATAAATTCCTTAAAATTTTCATATTATTATAATATATTATTATATATATAATAATGTCACAAACAAATGCATTTGCAAAAGCACAAAACCCTGACTATGTATATTTAGATCTACAACAAACAAATGTGTATAATAATACAATAAAAAATGAGGTTGATATAAATTTTATAGAAACACGAGATAGTCCTGTGATTGCTAATACAGGAGATTATACTGTTAGTGTAACACGGTTTCAAATAGATACTTATGAACTTCCAACACTAGTTGCTGAACCTGATTTAATAACACAACCATTTGACCCAGAACGAACAATCCATAAAGTAGCATTATTAAATATTAATGGAACTTTACCAATAACACCTACAGTTACTTTTCCATTAGATAGAATATTAAATAATCCTGGTACTAGTATTACTTATGGAAGGCATACTGATGTAGATTTTGATGGAGAATTTATAGTAGTATCAGCACCAGATGCATCATATAATAGTGTTAATCAGCGTGGTCAAGTTTTTCTATGGTCAAGACAAAATGATGGAAGTTATATTTTAAATGATATATTAAATTCTATTTTTGATGATACACCAACTTCTAAAGTTGGTACAAGTGTATCTATTAGTGAAGATGGATATTGGATAGGAGTAGGAACAGGACAAACCACAGGAACATATACCTATATAATTGAACGAACTACCTTATCAACAATAAAAATACCTAAACCTGCTACTTCAGTTTCAAATGTAGTATTAAGTAATGATGGTTCTATTATTGCTGTAGCTTATCCAAATGCATCTAGTTCTGGAACTAATAGCGGTATAATTGAGATATATAGACGAATTAATAATAGTTCAGCAAGTTTGGTTCAAACAATAAACGGAGCTAATAATAATATATTTCTTGGTGCTGCTATTTCTATGGATGCTACTGGTTCAAGAATTATCATTGGGTCAAGTCCTTCTAATGAAGCTAATGGTGTAGTATTTGTTTATAAAAATGACAATCCAAAAGTAAGTGATATATGGACTTCTGAGTCAATAACAGTACCAGCAGTAGGAGTGTCTAATTATTTATGGGGAATAGGTGTAGCAATAAGTCATATAGGAGATATAATTGCTATTGGTACAAGTAGCGCTACTAATGTTGGAGAAATTGTTGTTTATAAATATGATTTTACAAATGAGTTATATGTTGAAACGGAAATATTACCACCACCCTTTTTAGGTCCTTATGCAGGTTATGGTCGTATAATAAATTTGTCTTATGATGGAACAGAAGTCATTGTAGGTTGTCCTGATCATAGTGGTGATACGGGTATAGTGGTTTTATATGTAGAAGAGGAAGGAAATTATATACAAGGAGGTGTAATTGCTGGAACAGTAGCAAATTCTAAATATGGTTCAAGTGTGTCTTCGTTTGATGATGGTCGTTATATAGTTATAGGTGCGCCTGGTTTAAACACTAATCCATATGGAACAGTAGAGCTAAGAAGGATTGATGTATTATTATACGGAACTATGCCTGATAATATAAAAAATCATATTACTGTTGATAGCGTTAAATGGTCTCCAAATTATAGTCCATCAATAATAGTTCCAACTCGTCAAGAACTAACTGGAAAAAACACAGTAAATTTCCCATACTATTGGTGTAATAGTTATGCTCGTTTTATAGGACAAGTAAATAAAGCTTTAGGTGAGGCTTATGTAACCAATTTTAATTATATATATAGTAATTGGATAAGCACTCAATCTGGAAAAGTAAAGGATATTTTTTATAATATTGTTGCACGGTTCTATTCAACTCCTCCATTTTTAGAATGGTCTAATAGTTCATTAAAAGCATCATTGGTAGTAAATGCATTATTTAACCCATTAGAACCCAACTATGCTTTTGTAGAACGAACATGGAACCTTGTAGGAGAAGGGGAGGATATATTTGCTGAATTTACTCCTGATCCTCCTATTCCATTTAATTTTAAAATTGCATTTAATGCTTCATTATACGCATTATTCAATAGTTTCCCAGCAACAGAAACAGTTATTAACAATGAAAAGTTTTATATAATAGACTTTACACACCCAGTTCCAACATTAATAGATAGAATGTATAATGCTATTCCATTATATCCAAATTATCCATTTTTAGACCCCTACATTGATAATTTTGGTGTAATAGCATTACCATCTCCAGTAGAATATGGACATATTGGAACACATATAGTAATGGAACAAGAGCTAAGCACAATAGATACATGGTGTCCTATTAATGGTATAGTTTTTACTACAAATACTCTTCCTATTGTAATCAATCAATATACTTCTAATGCTACGCTTAACTCTGATAGACCAAATCCAGAAGCAGGTGCAGACTTTGCATTAATTATTACTGATTTACAAACCAATCAACAAGGTTATAAACCAAATCTTCTATATACTCCAACAGCAGAATATAGGCGTGTGGACATGACAGGCAATCTTGGATTGACTAATATTGATATACGAGTTTTTTGGAGGGCGAAGACTGGGCAATTAATTCCTATGAAATTGGGATGTGGGGTGACTGCGTCTATAAAATTATTGTTCCAAAAGAAGCTATTAGCCGAGAAGCAACAGCTTCAACTTAAACAGTTTTCGGTTAAGGAGTTGAAATTATAAGATGCGAAGCGTCGCATACTCGCTTGAAGGAACCAAGGTTCCCTCATACTCCCTCCTTTTGAACGTAGTTGCGCGTATGGGACGCTTCCCATACTATTGGAAAATCCATATAAAATTTTATATTAAGCTATATTATAAAAACAATGTCTTCAGACTTTACCACAGTTTTAGTGAAAGATGCGCGTCTAAGCGGAATCACAGATCAACTTACGTATGCAGTTCAGTCTGGTGCTTCCTCAAACACCTACCAAGAATTTGTAGCAGTTGGTCCGTCTAACTCCCAGTTAGCGTTCAATATTCAAGTTCCATCCGAAAATGTTATTGTAAGCCGTGAAGTCTTCTTAAGGGCTACAATTAAATTCACCATAGAAATTGAAGCTGGAGCAATTTCTACTTCTGCTCTAGTTAATGCTGTAACACCCAATCGTGGCGGACCTGGTGGCTTTGCATTCAATGCTTTCCCACTTAATCAGCTCATAAATACTAGCACTGCGCAAATTAACAATACAAATGTAAGTGCCAATAACCAAGATATTCTTCCAATTTTACTTCAATTAGCAGACCAGAATGATTTATACACCTATAATGATACCACAGCGGCGTGTGTTGATAGGGTAGTGTCGGAATACCGAGAGGTAGTTTCAACTGCATCCATTCATCCATTTAGCAATATGTTTAATGCTGACCCCGACGGTATTAAACGTGGTCGTGGCATTCCACAATTAAAAGTTATGCATATTACTGCTCTTACAGCGCCAAGTGGTACTTCAACTGCTGGTTCATATGATATTAGCAGTGCTACTCCAAGTACTGGCACTTTTACCCTTGCTTGCCAAGCTGAATTAATTGAGCCTCTTATTGGTTTAAGCCCTTTCACATATGGCAATAACCAGTTTAACAAAGCTGGTCTTGTCGGTATTAATTCCATGAACATAGTTCTAAATATTGATGGAACTTTAAGCCGTTTAATAGGAACTTCGGCTAAGGTTACATCGGGTTCTGGTTCTGGTTTCACAGTTAAACCAGGTTGGACTACTGCGTCGGGTGCTGTTGCCACGTCCACACTATTTGATAGGGCTGCGTTATTAGTCAATTTCCTCAGCTCTCAACCAACAGACCTAATTCCTGCGCGCAATATTGTGCCGTATGTTGATCTCCCGCGCTATATTACACAGGCTACTGGAGCTATGACGACAGCTGCTTATACTAATGCTGCTAATGGTGGAGCTTTCAAAATTACTCCAACAACTGCGTCTATTACTTCATCCAATATTCAGCTCAATCAGCTTCCTGATTATTTCATTATTGCTGCTCGTATTCCTCCAACCAATCCTACACTATATCCATCGGGCAAGGCGATGAGTGCAGCCCAAAGCTTCCTTGCAATTAACAGTATTACCGTCAATTTAAATAACACAAGTGGTCTTTTATCGTCAGCCACTTCTACCGACCTTTACAGAATGTCGGTGGCTAATCATTCTAACCAGACATTCTCGGCGTGGTCTGGTGTATATCTAGCCGATGAAGGTATTTCTGATACTGGTGTGGCTACTCAAGCAAAAGAATACCCTTCGGTTGGTTCAATTCTAGTGCTAAATCCAGCGAAAGACCTCTCATTGCCTGACTACTTAAGCAGTGGATCACTTGGCAGCTTCAATTTCCAGTTCACTCTTGGTGTGTCTAACTACCACATATTAGCTTCTTTCACTCCTGAAATTATTGTTATTGCGGTCAACTCAGGAATATTTACAACCATTGCGGGTTCGTCAAATATTTTTACTGGTCTATTAACAAAGTCAATGGTTCTAGATGCGAAAAAAGAAGGTGCGGAAGACCCAATCAATGCTGTCCAGTATGAGCGTCTTGCTGGTGGAATGATGCCTAACTCGTCGGCGAAAGAAATGGCTGTTGTAAAAGATTACAAAAAGATGAAAGGCATGGGAGTTCGCTCTGGTGGTGGAGTTTCTACTGGTGGTGCTAAAGCGGATCGCTTTGCTCATTTAATGAACTAAATAATCTCTCAAATTAATATTTATAATCTTAAAAAATTATAAATATTATCAATTTTATATTATATTTACTTAATCCACAGACTAACTACTGCGTCTGGTATTAACCGCATATCACGTGATGCTTTCTTAACCATTTCAGTAAATTCAGGTAAGTCCATCTTCAGTTCTTTAGCCATAATAACTCTAAGAGTTGTCCATCTGCCACATGTATTGACATCTGGTTTAGTACTTTGAAATCCATGCTTATTAACTACATATTTATATGGGGATCGTGCAACTAAATGTTTTAAATGGTTTCTTTCTTGTCCTAGTAGTTTATTCATTCCTGCAGCAATAAAATTCCTTTGTGGTTCTATACCTTTTCCATAGCTATCAAAATCCTCAATAGTATTATTATATTTTAGAATAAGAACCCAATGCCCTTTATTCTTCATTTGTTCTACAAGAATAATACGAAAGTCAATAGGATTAGGTAATAATTCATCAATAGTCCTATAGTTAGCTAACTGTGCATAGGTCATAACTTCGCTCTCAATACCAGAACCAAAATATCTTTCCAAATCTCCATCAGTCATAGGCGTTTTTATGCGTTCATCAAGAGCCTCAAAGTCAATATGTTTAGGAATAGTAAAATCCATTAATATATAATAAATTATATAATATTTTTAAATTAGTTTCTAAATATAGCGCTTTAGTAGTCAAAAACCAAGATTATTACTTATAATAATCTAATAAAATATAAGATTTTACATTATATTTATATTAAATGGTTGAAAAATTTATAAATTTATACTCTATATAATGTATTTATAATATATTTTATTAGATTTTTATTAGATTATTGAAAAAAAATAATCTAAAGCCCTATTTTATGCTCTTTTTATTAGTTTCAGGCATTAACTTCTAAAACCTTAACCAACAATTATTTGCTTATTGTCATAATACCATTCATGTTATCATTCTCCAGCTTCTTCATAATCAACAAACTACAAATATTTATGCACCACATAGCATACAATTTATCAATGCTCAAATTCATAGCTTTTGCTACTTTTTCTATCACTTTTCTAGTTATTTCTCCACCTTTAGCATATTTGACAAAACTATCCTCTATAATATCTAATTGTTGCAAATATTCTGTTGCTTGTTGCTCCAATGATAGTCCAGATCTACGCAATCCTAATGCTATTTGTTCCTTGCCTCCTATCATAGCATTTTCATAACTAAGCTTCTTCTCCCACTGACCAAAAGGAGTGCCTTTATAAAAGTATAGAGTTGTCATTTAATCTCTCAATAATTAAAATTAAATTTGAAAAAAAAAGAATTCAATTCAATTTTTTTAACACATAACAACATTTAGGTAGGCACTACATTAGCTATGATAGATGCAACAATACTTTTAGCTGTTGGAGCTTCCTCTTCCTCATCCTCATCCTCATCATCTTCTATAAAAGGAAATTCAGATATGTCTGCAATCGTCTCTTCATCAGCATATTTACAATCAAGTTCTGGTTCATATTCTGCTTCAATATGCATTTCCTCTCTTGTTTCATCAACAAAAACAATATACAAAGTAGCATATTTAGTTCCCCAATATTTGACTTGCGTCTTATCTTCTAAATTAATACCTTTCGGGACTTTGAAAACAGCACTAGCAGAGTATTTAGCATGAACAACTTTAGCCATTTTGTATCAATAATCTCTCAAGTATTGAAAAAAAAAGAATTCAATTTTATTTACACATAACAACAATTTATATTTTACTCATCCTCATCCTCATCCTCATCCTCATCATCACTGTTCTCGTCTTCACTATTCTCATCAGTAATGAATTCTTCCAACTTCTCATAGCATGGAATGCAAAATGAGGTGTTACCAATCATATTGGTTTCGTCCATATCAACTTCTTTTCCGCATCCCTTAAATCCATGGCATTCACCACCAGTCAAACCACAAATGTGCTTTGGGTTGATGACGCTGGTTCTTGTCAAGTTTGCAGCCTCTGCCTTTGCTTCTGCCTCTGCCTTTACCTTGTCAATAACATCACACATAACCTTTTTGGCTATTTTAGCAGGATTATCTTCCTCTTCCTCTTCCTCTTCATTATCATACTCCCACTTAGGTTCGCCATCAAATTCAATTCCGAAGTCTTCAGCATCTCTAACTTCATTATTATCACCATACCTTGTGTCTATATCAACTTCGTATTGTGGTAGAATCTTAACCCACTTACCATTAGTAAGCAAAACATGCAACACTGAGTATTTAACAATATAACGTTGTACTTGTTTATCGTCTTCCAGATCAAGCCAGTCAGGCAGGTGGTAAATCTCATCATCGTGATAGCTAACAAG